GGCAGGTCAGCACCAGACCACATGGTGAGTTTCGGCAGGGGTGCTTGCACCTGTCGACTAGGCCCTCCCGGGCCGGCCGCTTCTAACGAGGTGGAGCCCCGGGGCATGGCTGGCACATCTCCTCCTCGTCGGTCGCTGGTAGCGGCCCTGATGAGACCTCAGTCAAGGTCGAAACGAGGAGAGCAACATGAACGAGATCACATGGACGAAGACCGACCAGTGGAGCCAGTACACGGCCACTCTCGAGAACGGCACCGTGCTCACGGTCAGCAAGTACTTCCCCGGATCCAACTGGTTCTACGGGCAGAACTTCTACTGGGCGTGGCAGATCGACACTGCTGATGGTGACCAGTACACGCCGGGTGGCGAGTACGAGCGCACCCTCAAGGAGTGCAAGGTCGAGGCCGTCAACAACGAGCGGTACGAGCGGGAACGTGACGAAGCAGCCCAGCGGTGGGTCGCTTCCAGCCGCTAGTCGAAACACCCCTTCGGGGGTGTCGCTGTGGGGTGAGAGCCCACGGCCTGATGAGACATCTCAAACCAACGAGGAGAGCAACATGAGCGAGTACTTCAAGCCAACCGGTCCGACCATCAAGGTCAGGATCCCGGCCTTCACGGTCGAGGTCGACGTCGAGTTGTGGTCGAAGGTCTACGGGATCATCCCGGAGTTCGGCCAGTCGTGGAAGGCGGCGATCACTGAGGACGTCAAGGGCTACTTCGGTGCGGTCGATTGCATCGTCGATTCGACGGGTGCTGCCCAAGAGGGCGCCGTGCAAGCGGCCTGAGTCGAAACCCCTTCGGGGGTCGTCCGGGAATGGACTCCCGGGCCTGATGAGACAGTCCAACCAACGAGGAGAGAACCATGAGCAACTGCGACATTGACCGCTGGCCGTTGTGCTGCAAGCAGCACCGGCTGGAGGTCGAAGCAGAGATGGCAGCAGACGCTGCCGCCGCCGCCAAAGACGAGGGCTGCACATGGCTGGTTCTGGCGCCCACCGACTTCGGTGACGTGTCCGACCCGGCGATGTACGACCCTGAGACTGGCGAGTGGATGGGCGGCTACCCGGACTCCCCGGGGGACCTCTACACGGAGGTCGACTGTGGGGCGAAGGTCACCTACACGGTGGCTGAGAACGGGTCCAAGGGCTGGTCGTGTGAGAACGGCCATTCCCACTGGGAGTACGGGTCGCCCAACCAGCAGGTCGAAGAGTTCGCCGAGTGGGCTCAAGAGCGCCACGAGGCCGGCACGTTCGGCTAGTCGAAACCCCCTGACGGGGGTCTGTCCGGGATGGGTTCCCGGGCACTGATGAGACAACCCACGAGGAGAGACATGTTCATGTTCGGAATCATCGACAACGGTGTGCTCCTGCTCTGCCTGCTGGCGGGGTTGGACTTCGATCAGTACATCCCGATCCCTCGCCGGTACCGCTCGAAGGCGGCCGGCGCAGCGATTGGGGCACTGGTCGGGAACGCCATTTCGGATGGTCTGGCTGGCCTCTCGCAAGGGGTCGGGCCGGCCGTCGAGGTGGCTGCTGGATGTCTGGCTGTGCTGGTCCTGTTGCCCGTCGTTCTGCGGCGTGCGGCGAGGGTCCAGGTGCAGTCCTGAGGCGTCGAAACCCCTTCGGGGGTCCGGGTGTAGGTGGCTCCTACCCCGCTGATGAGACAAGCCACAAACCACGAGGAGAGAACGATGAACAAGACATTGACGTCCGACCAGAAAGCGAACCTCGCCGCATGGTTGATCTACAAGGCCGCCGAGATGCTGCCCTTCGACATGCAAGGGGCCCACCACGAGGACTGGTTAGGCGATCTCGATTACGACGCCGCCTTGGCGCAGTTGGCCGTGTGGCTGAAGCGCCTCCCCGGCGACTACTGGCACTCGAGCCTGAATGGCTTGGACTGAATGCCGAAACCCCCTCCGGGGGGTCGGTGGGGGACTGGCCGTCCCCGCCCTGATGAGGCAGGCCCTAACGAGGAGAGAACGATGAAGACCGAACCGAACTGGAAGATCAAGCCGAAGCATTACGACTCCTTCGCCGGTGGCAACACCTACGGGCTGGACGAGAACAACACGCTCTGGCTGGTGGCTTACGTCACCCAGTCGTGGGTCGACTTCCTAGTCGACTTCGACGGCAACGCCGAAGGTGCGAAGGTCGGAGACTTTGACGGCTGTCAGGTCGGCGAAGTGTGGGATGCAGACAACATCCTGACCGCTGTCGACGAGGCCGAGTTGGAGGCCGCAGCACTGATGGCTCAGGCCAAGCAGGAGTTTGGATTCTGAATGCCGAAACCCCCTCCGGGGGGTCGTCCCGGGACTGACCGTCCGGGACCTGATGAGGCAGGTCCAAACGAGGAGAGCAATATGAACGAGACAACAGTTATGGATCCGTGCGTCGAGTGCGGCCAGTCGACGGCGTTCGGTTTCGGCCGGTTCGTCAATCGGCTGTGGGTCGACGGTGACGGTGAGCACATCGGGTACCAGTGCATCGAGTGCCTCGGTTCAGTCTTCGACTGTGACCGGTGCGACGAGCCGATCCCGTTCGACGAGGACATCGTCGAGGTCACCCTCGACCACCTCGGCTATCAGGTTGAGTGGCGAGTCTGCGAAGGCTGCGCCACCATTCAGGTGCCGACCAAGAAGCCCCGGACGTGGGCGCAGGTTCAGGCCGACCCTCGGGTCGGTTCGACCAGCGACCCGGCCGGTGGCGACGAGGGCTACTGGGTCTACCTAGTGCCGTCGTTCTACAGCCCGGTTATGGGCTGCCGGACGATCCACGAGGACACGGTCCGGGCTGCCATTGACGAGTTGGTCAGGGTCGAGCGTTGTGACCCTGACGAGCGTTTCTGACCGCTAGTCGAAACCCCCTTCGGGGGGTCTGGGATGGGATGGCTACCCACCCACTGATGAGACAAGCCAACCAACCAACGAGGAGAGAACAATGAGCGAGACAGATATTCGACACGACGTGTTCGTGACCGCCATCGAAGGTGGGATCCAGTACTGGGCGCAGGTCGTCGAGTACAAGCATTCCATCGAGGACTGGTACGCCAACGTCATCGACTTGGGCAGCCTCGACGCCAACGACCAGGAGGTCGCTCTGGCCGAGAACGACTGGCACCGGGTCGACCGTGACGTGATCACGGAGGGCATGAAAGTGCTCGCCGGCGAGACAGACCTGTACCGGGAAGAGCACCGGATTCACCCCCGGTCAGAGCATGCGAAGCTTTCCTTCGCACTGGCAACTGTGGTGGCCTCCGGGTTCACCATGTTCGGTGACTTCGAGGACATGCTGGACGCCAGTACTGCCGACATCATCGTGCAGGCAGGCGTCCTCGGCGAGGCCATCTACGGCTAGTCGAAACACCCCTCCGGGGGTGTCGACGGGATCTGACCACCCCGTCCTGATGAGACAGGTCAACAACCAACGAGGAGAGACACATGTCAGTAATCCCAGAACCCATCACCGAACTGGTGCTCGACCGTGAGGTCGTGTACCGGCTGGCCCTCAACCTGATCTCCTTCTACGAGGGGACCGAAGTGGCCCAGCGGCTGGTAGCCGGCAAGGCCAAGGCGTCATTCGCCTCGGCTCTGACCGCCTACACCTACGCCTTGGAGTTGATCGGGCTCCCGAACCACGGGACCCGGTTTGCACTCCTGTTCACGGTGCAGGACGTGTTTGCCCGTCATGCGGGCATCCACTACAAGAGCCCGAGGATCCACCGGGAGCACGTTGCCGAAGAAGTTACCGATCGGCTGATGGGGATCACCACTGCCGACTTCCCCGAAGGTCTGGCACCCGATGAGGTGCCTGCCTTCCTGCGATGAGTCGAAACCCCCTCCGGGGGTCGACGGGAACTGCCCTACCCGTCCTGATGAGACTGGGCACAACCAACAACGAGGAGAGAACAATGATCAACGAAAACATCAAGACCAACCACGACCTCATCGAGATCGTGGTCCGGGCAGGCCGCTGGTTCAGGGCCGACAGCCCGGACCGTTACCTGCCGGTGCTACCTGAGCAGATCCTGCCACTACAGGAGGACGGTAAGTGGGGCCCGGTGATCGAGGTGGTCTCCAATCCTGACCACGTCCACGTCGGCGAGTACTGCAAGTGGGCATTCGCCGAACCGGTGGAGCCCCACCAGTTCCTCTACGCCCAGGCCAAAGTCGTCTCCGTGTACGTCACCTCCCATGGGGGCGGCGGACCTGAGGAGGGCGGCTGGAGTTGGACCCGCAGCGATCTGGTGGCTGTCTTCGAGATCCCGGACGGCCCGTACTGGGACGTGTGCGCCTCGGAAGCGAACGATGATGCGAACAAGTGGATCGAGGAGCACCCCCACCGGAACAACCCGGACTTCGAGGCATACGCCACCGAAGAGCGGTTGGTCGGCTACCGCCAGACCATTGGAGGTCAGCACTACGCCTGACCCCCACCCCAGACCAGCAGGCACCCGTGTGCGAGCCACGGGCTGGGACGATTCCCACCATCAGGTGGGGACAGCAATACAACGAGGAGAGCAACATGAACATCACAGAAGATCACCCGTCCACATGGCTGGCGCATCGCTGCGCCAACGAGGCTGGGACGTCCCTCAGGACGGCGTTCGATCGACCTGATCCGGCGACGGATCGTGGCCCGACGGTTCCGAGCGCCGGAGCGGACTACCTGACCGGGGTCGTCACCGACGTTCTGGAGCGGATCGAATCCGACCCAGACGGCGAAGACCACACCCACATGGCGGCCGATGCATGCATTCCTGTGTACACGCATGCACAGTGGGACACGTTCCACGACCTGTACGCATGGACCGAGGACCTGACCGAGTTGGGCGGGCCTGAGGATGACATGACCAAGAACGCTACGGCGGCCATCTACCTGATCGGCTGCCGGTTGGCGGGGGCGGTCATCGAGGCCCTCGAGGAGGGCTGAGTTCTGGCCGGTTCGTCGCCCATATCCCTATGGCGGACCGGCCACACGGGGCAGGAAATGGTATCGACCAGAGTTATCGCCGCATGCGGACGCTCTGGGACCCGGGTTCGATTCCCGGCTGCTCCACGATCCCCACCATCCGGTGGGGACAGCAATACAACGAGGAGAGCAACATGAAGGTTTACATGAAGAGCCCGGTAACACGGACGTATGAGGTGCTGCTTGACGGTGCCGACCTCCACGGCTTCCTGGCCGACAGGCAGGAAGGAGTGGGGGGGACTGTCCTCACTGTCACGAATGTTGATCAGGCACCCGGACGCTCGGATGTCCTGGTCCGCATCTGTTTGACAGAAACGAGCAACGCCTGAGCAACACCCCAGACCAGCAGGCACCCGTGTGCGAGCCACGGGCTGGGACGATTGACACAACCGTGTCAACAGCAATACCCACGAGGAGCAACATTATGTACAGACCCATTCTGTGGGTCACCTTGCACTGGCGTGGACTGCTCTTGTCCTTGCTGGCGGTCTCTGCCTACGGGTACGCCGGCGGCATGGAGTTGGAGTACATCTGCAGCCAGCCGACGGTCGTGTGCACATGACGACCACACAGGTGACCCACGAAGCACAACCGGTCATCACCCATCTGGGTGGTGGCGCCAAGACAGTCCTCTACAGGATTGTCGACAACGTCGGACGACTCGTCTGCTGGGAGAGGGACAAGGCTGCAGCCGACCGGCTGGTTGCCCAACTCTCACAGCCACGAGTCGACGAATAGGGAGGAGAACTGTGTCCAGACAATCACGAATCACCGAGTCGTTGGCGAGCCTGAAACGGCTCGGAGCGATTCAGGACTACCACCAGGAGCACTCGCCATCGGAGCCCACTCGGCGCCGCTGGCTGATCCTGGTGTCATCCATCCAGCAGCTTTACATGTCGACAGGTGAGGTCGAGGCGTTCATCGCCGGAGCCGACGCTGTCGTCCGTGCACCAGTCGGGTAACCTAGACTGGTCACCGTGTCCACAGACCTGAGCCCCGGGTCCCACCGTTACTCTCCTCTCGGTGGGGCTCGGGGCTCTTTCTGTTTTGGCGACACCGGGCGGGAGGAAGGTGTGATGCACAAGCGATCAGACTGGCAAGCACGCCCACCGGTGAAGACCCGCCGCCTCGTAGCGGCCCACGTCAAAGGCGTCTGTATCCACTACGCCGGGTTCCTCATCGACCCGACCCGACCGACCGATGCCCTGCTCCGATCCATTCAGACCGGGCACATCGACAGGCAAGGCTGGTGGGACATTGCCTACAACCTCGCTGTCGATCAGGACGGTGAGGTGTGGTCCTGCCGTGGCCTCGAGATCGAGTCCGGGGCGCAGGGTGGTCGCATCTTGAACCGCCGTTACGTCGCCATCTGTGGCCTCGTCGGGCCCGGCCAACCGATCCCGGAACCGATGGTCGACGGCATCCGCCGGGCTGTCGCTCTGGCTCGCCGGCAGTGGCCCGGCTCCCTCGACATCGTCCCGCACTCGCAGGTGAAGGCAACGTCGTGTCCCGGCGATCCGCTCCGGGCTCTGCTCGCTGACGGGGCTCTGGAACCTGGACCCGACCCGGCGACCCTCGGCGTTGCACTGCCGGCAGTCCTCAAGCGTGGTGCTGTCGGCCCGGACGTGGTCCGCTTACAGCGGGCCCTGAATGTCACCGCCGATGGGAAGTTTGGTCCCATGACGGAGCAGCGGCTCCTCGACGTGCAAGCTTTCATCACCCCGTGGCTGGGCCGGCCCACCGGTGCGGTCACCGAGCAGACGTGGGCCTGGGTGCTGTGGACCGAGGGCCTGTAACGACCTGACGGGTCCCCGACGGGTGGAACTGTCCACCCCCGTTGTCTGCGAGTGTCCACCATCCGATGTGGTTGTCACAGGTATGCTGCATACTCTGACCAGACAACCACTCGGAGAAGAACCCCATGCAGCACCCCGAAGCAGTCACGCAGGCGATCTGGCCGAGGCGGTGGCACCCCTCGTCGGGGGTTGGTCTCGTCTCGGCATTCCTCACCTCGGACTGGCACCGTGTCAGGGAAGCCCTGGAGGACTGCCTCATCCACGGGGACACGGTCTCCGAACTCGATCAGAACGAGTTGGCTCGACACGGTCTACGGCTCGGCGACTTCCTGGACTTGCCCGATAAAGGTCAAGCCAGAGAACTGTTCCTGCTCGGCTGGATGCCGTTTGAGATCGCCCTGATCCTCGACATGGACGAGCCCCTCGTCGCCGAGAGCGTTGCCCGAATCAGCCCGTCGACATGGCAGATCCTCCATGGGCACGCCCAGGGCCTGAGTGTCAAACAGCTTCATGCGTCGACCCCGTTCACCCGGACGTGGATCTACAAGGTTCTCGCCAGTCGGGGTCTCACGCCGAACGTCCAGCCCGGCCGGGCGTCAGAACTATCAGCCCGGAAGAAAGAAGAGGTCCTGCGCCGTTGGCGTATCGGTGAGCCGCTGGTGGCGATCGCCACCCAGACCGGAGCGACCATCCATCAGGTCAACTACATAGTGAGGAAGAACCGATGACCACGACCGTGAAGAAGATGCGCCAGTCGACGATCAACAGTGCCCAGATATGCCAGCGGCGCATCATGTACGACCTCGACCCGCTACTCCCCTACTCCAGCGGCATCGTGAGGGCGATGGGCACTGCCCTGCACTTCGCCCACGAGAAGTACTACCGGGCCCGCAAAGAAGGGGGCCCCGTCGTTGCTGATGTCGAGCCCCTTGTCCGAGCGACCGCCACCGCTCTCGAGGCGGAACTGGATCGGTCGGGTGAGAACTTCAACTGGATCTACCAGCCGAAGAAGGCCCGATCCGACGAACGGATCCTGAACAAGGCCGAGGCCCTGGAGATGATGGCTGGCACAATAAGGCATTACCACGCCGCCAAATGCTATTGGCCTGCCGAGTTCAAGGTCCTCGCTGTCGAGGTGCGCTTCGACTTGGAGTGGCCTGAGCAGCCGACATGGATCCGGCACGGCACCATCGACCTGATCATTCAGGACCCGACCGGGTTCGTGTGGGCTGTCGACCACAAGCACAGCCTGTCGAAGCCGAAGCCGGACAAGTACTCTGCTCCGATGACGCCGCAGGCGTCGTTCTACCTCAGGGCCCTCGACGACATGCCGGGTCTCATCCACCCGGACACCCCCCGGGGGTTCTGCTATGACGTCACGCTGATGAACGCCGCCGAGGTGAAGGCCGACAAGCCTGAGGCTGAGGTTTTCTTCCGCCGGCAGGAGGTCCGCACCGAGGCCCAACTCGACGCCACGATGCTCCATGCCGAGCAGGTGGCCCAACTCATCGACGCCGGGGGGCCGTACCTGCCCAACCCGACCAGCTTCCTGTGCAGTGCCGCCTACTGCGACCACTGGAACAGGTGCCCCTTTGGGGCTGCACTCCGCAACTAACAACCGCTAAAAGAAAGACACCAAAATGAATACAGAGATCATCGCTCAGGTTGCCGGCAAGATCGCCGGCAACATCCTCCACGGTCAGGGGCCGGACGTCGTCACCAACGGCACGTTTGCAGCGGTCACCATGTCGGTGTTCTGCACCATCCTGGACACGGCCGGCCTCGACGACCCCACAGTCAGGGCTCCCCAGGCCGTAGCCACCGTCGACGCTACGGCGCTAGTCAATGCGGCGTTCACAGCACCGTCGGGGGTTCTGCCAACGCCTGTGCCACCGGTCGTACCTGTCGCCGGTGACGCTGTGCATCAGCCGGGCCTCCCGAGGCCGATCCACGACAAGTCCACGATGGTGGAGAAGTTGGAGGACGCCCTGTACCACAACCCGACCGACTGGAAGGTGTGGGACACAGACAAGTGCACCGCCAAGGGTGGCAACGCCCCGGACATCACCCACGAGCACATCAAGTCCGGGAACTACAAGGTCGGCATCTTCCTCGTCGACAGCCGCAACGCCAGCAAGTGCGCCCCCGGGTGGGCGTTCACGAAGCTTGGCATGCAGGACCAGTACGCCGCCCTTGTCGCCGACGGCACCATCGTTCCGTAGGCCCTAGTGCTTCGAGACCTCCCAGAGGTCAAGGCGGAGCTGTACCGGTGGGCGTCCTCGGACATCGTCCGGGTGCCCATCGGCTACAGCTTCTTCGATGACCGGACCCAAGGTGGAATGGCCCCCGGCCAGGTGATGATCATGCTTGCCCGGACAGGGGTAGGTAAGACCTGGTTCCTCGTCAACGTGGCCGTCAACCAGCCCCAGATACCGACCGTGTTCTTTTCCTTGGAGATGCATGGCCGGTACATTCTGGAGCGTCTGGCCTCGGTCTACTCCGACACAGCCACCACGGTCATCGAGACAGGCATGCGTACACACGGTGCGTCGTCAGCGGTCGAGGCCGCAGCCAGCGGGCTGCCCCTGCTGCATATCGAGGATGAACCCGACCTCGGCCTGGGTGACATGACGAAGGTTCTTGACGACTACGAGACCCGGGTCGGGCAACGCCCACGGCTTGTCCTCATCGACTACCTTGAACTCATCAGCACCTGGGGAGAGAACCAAATGGATTCGGTCCAGTCGATGGCGAGAGCATTGAAGAACTTCGCCCGGGAACACGACGTAGCCCTAGTTGTCCTCCACCAGGTCAAGAGGGGCGAAGCCAACGCCGGCCATAAACAACTAGACCTGACCGACGGCAAGTTCGGTGGCGAGGAATCCGCCGACTACGTCCTCGGAATGTACAAGCCGTCCCTCAGCCCGAACGTGACCCAGGACATCCGGGAACGGATGGAGAAGGACATCCGGTTCCAGTTCCTCAAGACCCGCACCGGGGGCGGCATCCACCCTGACGGGGTCCGCCACGTCTGGAACCCGGACACCGGTCGCATCAGCGAACCGATTCTGAACCTCTAGGAGACGCATTGCTCTACCACCTCGCCCTGCTACTCGTCAACGTCACCCTGCTGGCCCTCCTGAACTACCGGTGGTACATGCTTCGCCGGCTCGAGACCGACTTCGCCCGCCAGAGACGAGAGGTGGTCGACCGGTTCGCCCCGGACGTCCTCCGATCGCTTCACAAAATCCGCACACAATCGAGGGGGCAGTAATGGGACTGACACCGGCCGGCCAGCTAGAGGGTCTGACAAGGACGGCCCTCATGGCGCACCGAGAGAACGACGCTGCCCGGTTGCGGGCAGAGTGGAAAGCCGACAAAGAGAGAGAGAAACTAATGGCGATGCCGAAGGAAACTGTTCACCTAGGGGGGAAGCTCCCGTACCCCGGTGCCAAGCTTCAAGTCTGCGTGTCAGCAGCCGGGTACTTCCTCGGTTACATCGACAAGGATGGCCTGCCGTGGTCGAGGGAGTCCCACTACTTCAAGATCGTCGGTGCGGCTTCCCGGGCCCTCGCCTCCGGCGACTGGGAGCGACGATGACCGCCGACCTGTCAGTCGTCTCGACTTTCGAGCCGCCCTCCCAGGACGACGACGGGCGCACCGCCGAGGAGTGGCTGGCCGAGGGAATCGAGCGTGGTTTCTGCGGCAAGTGGGTGTGCTCCCACCACGAAGGCACAGCCATGGAAGACGCAAAAGAGTTCGAGGCCCTTTGGGAAGAGTACGACGGCCCGGACTTCTGCTGGCCGGTCGTGCACCTAAAGGCATGGCAACCAGACGGGCTCCGGGGGTGAAGCCCAAGTTTGATAACCGGCTCCGGGACCACATCAAAGAATCGGTCAGCATGGAACAGGTCCTTGAACTCCTGGGGATGGAACCCCCGAACCGCCAGCACAAGATCCAGTCGATCTCGAACCCGGCGGACAACACGCCGTCGCTGCACATCTACCACGACCACTGGTTTGACTACAGCACCGGTCAGGGCGGCGACCAGATCAAGTTCGTTGAGGCAGTAACCGGGTGCACATTCGGTGAGGCCCTGTCACTGCTCGGCGGCCAGTCCACTGTCGCAAGCAGGTCCAAGTACGGGGTGTCCAGGCCAAAGCTTGAAGACCTCACCGACCGTTTCGACAGCGAACGTGTCGGCTCCGATTCCGCCTACGCCAGGACCGCTGGCTTCGTGGCCGGCAAGTGGCCGTTCCTGGACCTCGACGACCTGATTGGTTTCGGGGTCAAGGTCACCGAGCATGCACTGTGGATCCCGCACCGGGACCGCCAGGACGTCGTCCGGGGCATCAAGGTTCGGGACACCTACTCGGGCGCCAAGCACGCCGTCAAGGGTTCCAGGTTCACGTCGTTTCTGTACCGGGTCGAAGCTGTGCGCCAATCCGGGGTCGCTCTCCTCGTCGAAGGAGAGTCCGACCTGTGGTGCGTCCAGAAGTGGGTCAACAGTCGTGGCCTCGGCGGATCTGTCCGGGCCTACGCCCTCCCCGGTGGGGCCGGCACCTGGCGGGACGAATGGACGTCGATATTCGACGACCACCCCGTCACGATCTTGTGCCTGGATGATGACAAGGCCGGCCGGGAAGCAACCCTGCGCCTCACCGAAGCCATCGGCGCACACCGGACCGGCAGCCTCGTTCCACCGGGTGGTCGTGTGGCAGAAGCAATCGACGATGCCGACACATGGCTCGAACCTGTTATCCGGTGGGGCATTTCCCACGGCGGGTACGGTCTCTGATTGACATTTCATTGCCTCGGTTCGCACCCACCCTGTCCAGTATTCTATGGGGGTGAGTAAAGCCCGAGCCAAGGGGACCAAGTTTGAGAACGAGGTCCTTGCCGGCCTACGAAACATCTGGCCGGATGCGGACCGGGCGAAAGCCGGTAACCCCTCCAACGACTTCCACGGAATACCGCTCCCGATCGAGGCAAAGCATCGGATGCGGTGGGAGATCCCAAAGTGGGTTCGGCTGCTACGGGCAGCGGCCGGGGGTGACGACAAGTGGGCGCTCGTCGTTGCCTCCGGCGACCGTAGGGCAACAGAGTCTCCAGGGACCCTCATGGTCGTCGACTGGGAGTTCGGCCAGGAGCTCCTCCAGAGCTGGGCCAAGCAGTGACGTACACCCGGACGGCGGCCCAACGGTCCCACGACTTCGCCAACGCACGGGAATACGAGGAATATGTCTCAGCCCGCCTCGGTGTACCCAACCACACCCGGTTCGACGCCAAGGACGACCTGGACATCTGGGTGCCGGGGTACATGGTGGAAGTCAAGGAGAAGAATCAACCACTGACAGACAGGTGGCACCTGTATCCTGGGGTTGATGAAAGAGACCTGTTCGTTCTCGATGAACTCACGGTACGCAAGGCCCTGCGCTGGTACCCGGCTGTCTTCTACCTCATTAGAGACAACGCCCACGACCACCACCTCCCCAAAGACGAACGCCAGCCACGCCTGTTCCTCGCCCCCGTGTGGGAGCTGGTCGGTGTCGAACGTGTCCGAGTCGACCGGTCCACGAAAGGCAAATGGATCATCGACCTGCAGAAGTTCCGCCGGCTGTCCGACGAGGCCGACATCCCGACGATCGCTCACGCCCTCCTCGTGGAACAGGCATGGAAACGGTCGCCCTGTCAGGGCGGCGAGGTCCCCCAGGTGAGGACATGATGAACCCCGACTGTCCGCATTGTCAGGGCACATCACCATCCAGCGATGGTAAGACGGAGTGCGGGTGGTGTACGCCTGACCATGTACCCAGCGTTGTACCTGCCGGGACACTGATCGGGTTCGGACACCGGGCCCAGGTCGGCAAGGACACCGCAGCACACGCAGCCGGCTTCCACCGCTACTCGTTCGCCGACTCGATCAGGAACATCGCCAAACGGATCGACCCGTTCATCCGTGATGCCGGCGAACACCTCAACAAGGTGTTCGAGCGCCTCGACTGGGAAGAGGCCAAGGTCCAGTACCCGGAGATCAGGACCCTGCTCCAGGACCTCGGACAGGCTTGCCGGGTCGAACTCGGTGCCGACGTGTGGATGGCCTCCACCATAACGAACGTCTGTTACCACCTAGATCGTGGCCTCAACTGTGCCATCACCGACCTGCGTTTCCCCAACGAAGCCCAGGCCATCAAAGCCCTCGGCGGCCTCCTTGTTCGGATCGACCGACCTGGTGTCCCGAAGATGAATCACCCCACTGAATGCGCCCTCGATGAATGGTCCGATTGGGACCACGTCATCGAGAACAACGGTTCCCTCGCAGAGTTCGAGGCCACCGTTCGGGCGCTGCTCAGTGGCTCGTGAAATACCTGTAGACCCAGCGCACCTGGCCCGGCGGGCGGCCGAAAGCGACGCTCTCCCTGACCCCGAACGGGACCGCATCCTCGACGCCGTCGAAGCTCTCCCCGAAATGGACCGTGCGGTAGTCGAGTGTCTCGTCTGGGGTGGGATGACGAAGGTCGAATGTGCCGAGACCCTCGGCATCAGTCGTTCGTATGTCCACAAGATATGGAGACGAGCCCGTGACAAGCTCCGAGACGTCCTGTGAGTTCCTGAGCGAATGGGGCCGGTGTGCCCAGCGCCAGTACAGGGATGGCTGGTGCTCGTACCACTTCAATGCTCTCAACCTTGAAGGCTTCCGCCACGACCAGGCTTACCATCGCAAGATCGTCGCCGGCCTCCTCGAACCTTCGCACGACGTCCTGACGACCGTCGAGGTTGATGCCCTGTTCCGAGGCCGGTGCCGTAACGATGGCCGGCGCACCGACCTGTACACGGTCCTGTGAGCGAAGGGTTCGCCCACCGGGGGCTCCCCAAGTCCCTCGGCTACCACTCCTTTATGACAGTCGACGAAGGCGGCCAGATCACGTCGGTCCACCAGGTCCCCGACGAACCGTTCGTCCATACCTGTGACCCGGACGCCAAGTGTCTGTGCGGGCCGCAGCTGGTCATCTCGATCCTCAATGGCCGACCGATGCCCATGATGCGGCACGCCGCCCTGGACCCCGCCTACGGCCTGCCCTCCGAGTTCGACGACATCGACGTCGACCTCGACGAGTGGTACGGCGAAGAGTAGGTTGGTTGACAGTCACTGACATGTGGTACGCTCACACCATGAGCACCCAGTTGACAGTTACATCCACCACCGTGGCGGTCGAGAAGTTCCTCGCCTCGCCCGAGAACAACCTGCACACCCCGGCCTCCGTCCGAGGGGTGCGGGACGGGCTCCGGCGCCTCGGGGATCGCCCACTCAGAGAGTGGACGGTGGAGGCCCTCAAGGACCTCTGCTACACGCCCTGCCTCACCGGCCGGCGTAAGGGACTGCCCCCGGCAGACAAGACCGTCCGGGCCCGCAAGTACCACATGACAGCATTCTTCTCATGGTGCGAGTTCGCTGGCCTCCTCGAGGAGGACCCGACCCGGCACCTGAACCGGGTCGTCCGCCCCGGCAACGTCAAGGTCACCGAGCACCACTGGCTGACCGAGAAAGAGGTGAGCACCGTCCTGGACGCCGTCGACCCAGAGGGCCTCGTCGGCCGGCGGGACGAGTTGATCCTCCGCCTGGGCTTCGGCTGTGGGCTACGACGAGACGAACTCTCGAAGCTAACCTGGGGTCAGTTCGATCTGGAAGAGGGAGAGCTAACCCTCATCGGGAAGGGTCGGAAGCGGGCCACAGTGAAGGTGATCTCGTCGGCCCGCTTGGCCTTGATCGACTGGCACTCAACAGCGACTGCGACGCTGGGCCGCAAGCCGGATGTGGACGAGAGCGTTCTCGTCAAGATTGCCAACAAGGCCACGTTCGCCCAGGGCTCCATACTCGATCGTGACATCTGCGCCAAGTTCGACCAGCCCGGCATCTCCGGCGACATGATCGCCAGGGTCTGCCTCAAGTACTCCGAGGTCACCGGGATCAAGTTCACCGCTCACGACATGCGCCGCACGTTCGCCGGCGTGCTGGAGGACAAGGGTGTCGACCTTGCCACGATCAGAGACTGCATGCGTCACGAGTCAGAAGCGATGACTGTGGTGTACCTACAGGACCGGCCGGACAAAGCTGCAAGGGCCATGGAATCCGTGAACCTGGACTACTAGCCCCGGAAGTCGGGTGCCCCGGGCTTGGCGAACACGGCCGGGTCGCCCGTCTGCCAGAACTCCTCGACCTTCGGTGAGGTCGACGCCGACCCGGTGAAGTTCTTGAACTTCATGGTCCCGAGCACTCGCCGGGTTTCCTCAGGGTCGTAGGACTTGGAGCACACGGAGCACCAGATGCCGCCCTCTGTGTCCTTCTCGCATGTCGGGCAGTACTTCACTACCGTTGCCTCTCAGTCAATCCGCTGGATGGTTGGTAATAAAATCTGCGTATGCCTCAGGGCTATTCAAGACGATAGTCACGCCTGCCGGCGTGTCCCTCTCGCCTATCGTCATGCTGATAGTGCCAACTAACGTACCCACGGCAACAAGCAGAGCTGTGATCCCCGCCAGGAGCCTGGTCACGTTGCTCACCAGTTCTCGTCATACCAGTCATCGCACCACTGTTTGCTGCGACAAGCCTGCTCATTCATATCGGTACGCCACCACAGGTCACCTAGTTCCCAACCCATTTCCTCTAGGCGCTGCTGAATCTCTTCAATATCTTCAACCCATTCAGGCTCCTTGTCAGCGTCAAGCAGCAGGCTGGCAACTGAATCCTGTAGGTCTTCAAGATCATCGGATAGATCAGACAGGTCCGCTTCGGGGATGGCCTGGATAGCTGCCAGCAGCTCGGCGGTAGTGACGAGGTTGCTGGTGTCTACGATCTCGATGGTCGCTACGGAGTTTTCCAGATTGTCTATGCGGCTGGCGAGTTGGGCAGCGTTCCAAGTCACTACAGCACTGACGAAGACGATTGACCCGATAAGGCCCAGGGTGAGTTTGGAAACCTGGACCTTTTTCAGCTGGTCGACTACATCGTCATCCACGGTCCTACGCCTTCTCCACCAGTCCACGCCATTCCTTGACGGCGTTCTTCATCACGGCGAGCCCAGCGGCCAGGCCGGAGGCCAGGGCGAGCTTCACCGATGACATGTCACCGACCACCAGCAGGGCCAGTCCAGACTGGACCCCCGTGGAGATCGCCTTCTCGGCCACTGAGATCCAGTTGATCTCCTGAGCCTTCACATGAATAGTCATACAGAGTCCTTGTTAGGGGGTCTCCTCTTCATAAACCACCCGTGCCATGTCGACTAGCCGACCTTACGAATCGTCATCTGCGCCAGCAACCGGATCGCCTGGCCGGACGTGGCCCGGTCGTAGATAAGTGTCGAAGAGACGTCACACGATTCGACCTCGTAAACCTCGGACCCGCTCAGGATGTGCCAGTCGATGTCCTGGTACTTGATGCGCCGCTGTACCAGCGACTCCAGGTGGCGGGCCCGACGGGCCCCGTTCCCAGGCCCATTCGATGTGAGAGGCGCCCCGTTCAGGCCCTTCAACTGATCGCCGCAGTCGACCACCAAGCGGACCAGGGTGTCCCGCAGACCCAACGGGTGGTACCGGGCCTGCACCAGCGACAGCACCGGCGGGTTCGTTCCCGTCCGGGCCAACGACACCTTCAATGCCGACGCCTTCGCTTCCTTGTTGAATGCCAATGTTCTCGTGGACGTACCGGCTGTCGACACCGACCCGAGGTTCGTCCATGACCCGTAGTCGTCGAGGGAGTAGTCGACACTGATCGAGGCGCCACCAGGGAGGGCCTGCCCGACGAGGACAACGTCATCCCACAGCTTGTCGAGCACCGAACCGCCGTCGCCAATGGAGGTGACGATATGACCGGCAGCGACCGACGTCGTGGGGTTGGATCGGTACACACCCTGGCCGACTACTGTAAACACCGGGTAGCCCTGCCATACGTCGATGGAAGCCACGTCACCGTCCGTTCCGGCCTCCAACCATTTCGCCCAACCGCCGCCGGACAGGTCCACCGCTCCTATGCCGGCATGGCTGTTCGCCATCGTCTTCCAACCGAAGAACACCAGGTCCCCGTGGGTGGCGAACGCCCCGACCGAATGGTCGACGGAGCCCCCCGTTGGGACGATCTCAGTCAGGGTCGAAGCGATCAGGGAACCGTCCTGGGTGGGGATGCACCGCAGGATCACCGCCTGGCCCTTGTTGGTGCCTTCCGGGCGGTGTGCTCGAACCCAGACCATGCCGCCAGCGGCGGTCACCGCCGTCGGGACGAGGCCAGCTGGCAGCTCCAACGCCTCGAACGGGGCGTGGAAGTTGCTGCCCGTGTCCAGGCCCAGTTTCCATGCGTAGATGCTGCCCGTCGACCCGGCTCGAGCGCCGAAGTAAATGTGGCCGCTCGTCTCACCGCCGAGCACGAGTGTGGTCCCGACCGGCAGGGTGATGTGCCCGTTGGCTTTCTCCTCGGCGCCGGAGTCGTTCAGGGTCGTGAACCGGTTCGGGGCCGTGGATGCCGACGCCACCGTCGTGCAGATCCGCCCGCCGGCGAACATAACGGACTGCCCGTCGATAGTCGACCACGAACTGGAGCCGGTATTCCCTCGGTAGATGTTCGCCCCGTCGGCGGCGTACCAGTTGATGCCGTCCGTTGCCAGGTCGCTGACCGTTCCCGCACCGGTGATCGTAACGGACGTTCCTGACCCGCCTGGGGTGTCGTAGTAGGAGACGGTGTTCGCTGAGTCCAGAACGAACAGGCGGTTGCCGACAGCGACCGTCTTTAGTCCTGCATAGGCCGAGGACACCTCCTGGGTCGTCCCAGGGAGCAGCGTGATCTGACCGGGGGTGGTGAACGGGTCGACCCCTTCGGACGAGTAGTAGGCCGTCGCATCGGACTTGGGCCGGTGCAGGTACCGTTGCCCGGACCCGCCGGAGAAGTCAGCGTTTGTCGAGAACGAATACCGTTCGATCGCTTCGGTGAACGGCGTGTCCGACGTCGCCAACCTCTGAGGGTCCAACGGGACCGTCTGCCGAGACCATGCCGGCTCGTCTGGTTTGTCGGCGAGCATGTAACCCACACCGTTGATACCGACCTGGTAAAGGCGGCCAACGGAAGTCAGGTCCGGGTAATCGTAGACATCTGGGAGATCGACGTCGACGGTGACTACGTCTGGGGCGCCCATTAGCTCGACCTCACGCCGTAGTTGTTCTTGAGTTGCACCAGGAGGTTGTAGGAGGACCCGTTCGTCAACACGAATGGGAGGTCATACGTTGTCCCGGTGCTTGTCACCCAGCCTGAATCGACCAGCAGGAACGTCGCTTCGGCGAGCCGGAGCTGGATCCGGTACGCCGTCTGGGTGTTCGATCCATCAGAGAGGCTCCAGACGACGGTCAGGTCCTCAACCTGCCCGACCGTTACCTGCGACCCGGTCACTGCCAGGCCCTCGACGGTGGCGACCGTGCATTGTGGGTTGCCCCAACTGTAGGTGGCCGTGCCGGTCGCCGTATCGGTGTACGACGGTCCCACCGTCGACTGCACTGACACCGACCACAGGATCGTCGCAGAGTTCGTCGGCACGCCAGCGTCGTCGATGTCGAACCCATACGACGTGGTAGCGCCGGCCAGCCAGCCCGTGTCGTGGTAGGTGACCGTGGCGCCAGAGTTCTGGGCCTGAACCCGGTAGAAGGCTTGGGGGTCTCCGTCAGCCTGTGAGTACGCCCACGAGACGGTAGACACGCCCCCGGCGTTGGCTGTCGTGGACCCGGCCACGTTCGACACAACTGGCGGGGTGTGCAGTGGTGCACCCCAACCCCCGATAGGGGTTGTGGCTACTGCGGCGCCGCCAAGGACGACGGACATCAGTCTTCACCAGGGTCCTCGTACTCGACGATCACACGCCCGTCGGGGCCGGTGATGGGGGCAGCCAGCATGGCGGCGTCGCTACGTTCGGCCATCACAATCCAGGAACAGACCGTTCCGGCCGGCCCGTCGACCTGCAGTGTCGAAGCCGCCACAGACCATGTCACCGCTGCACCCTGGCCTGCGACCTGGGCCCACTCATTGCGGCACAGGGCCGCCCAGGTGCCCTCTGTGAGGCCGGCAGCAGTGTCCAGGTTGACGGACGCCTTACCGGCGTCGTCCAACGTAACGGTGCCACGGTAGATCAGCTCGGCCTGGGGGGATTCCACGAACGAATGGCGGAGCCGCCACCCGTCGATCGTTGGGTGTTCGATGTCGAACGTCCCCGTCGACTTCGACAGGTTGCCGTTCACGGTGACGTTGTTCGAGTCGCAGTAGAGGGCGGTCACTTGGGACGACGTGTTGTTCGTCGCCCCAGTCTGGAGGTACACCTTCCCGCCGTTGCCCGACTGGATGTAGACGTGGCCGCCGTTGATGTGACGGAGGTACAACTGCCCGGTGCTGGGAACCGCCTGCGAGAGGTAGGTGTTGGTGCCCGAGTGCTGGATCTTGAAGTCCTCGGAGTCTCCGAAGTTCATCGACCGGGCGTCAGGAACATAACCATCCGACTGGCCGGACCCGGACGGAGCGTCGATGTACAGGTTGTTGCCGGACGACGACTGGACGATCTCGTCCAGGGCCGCTGCCGTCAACGACGCCACGACCTTCGTGCCCGACGCCCACGTTGTCGGCGCCGTCGTCGACTCCTGGGCCCGGACAATGGTAAACGAATACGGGTTCGACGAGCCGGAGATAGCGGTCGCCTTGACGACCTCAGGGGCCGCCGTCGACCCCTCAGGGTCGATGGCAAGGATCATGTAGTTCGACGCCGACAGACCGGTAGGTACCGTGCTGTTGGTCGACAGGTTCACCGTCATGGTCGTAACCGCTGCGGCGTGGGAGGCACTCAGGGTGCCATCAACGAAGTTTGTGAACTCTCTACTCATAGGAGGTGCGCCGTCTTTCTAAACGGTCGATGCTTTGGGATGTGTTGCATGGTCTTGGCTTCATCGACCCGGCGGTACACCTCGCCCCAGAGCTCTCTCGCCCAACGGAGGTTCACCCCCTGGCGGATCGCCTGGTCCTGGTTCCACTCCTCGATCTTGTCGACGTCGGTGCGGGCCACCTCACGCCGTGTAACTGCGTAGGCGGCAGCCCACAAGACCGGGATGTCTTCTGAACCGACCGGGACTGTGATCGACGCCGCCTCGCCCGCACCGGACCACAGGTACTGCTGCTGGTACATGACGATCAGGTCATCCAGGTTGTCGATCGACGTCGGTACCCGGAGCGCCTTGCCGCTCGAGATCATGCTGGTGGGCATGTCCTGCTCGAACTGCCAGCCGCCTACGTCCATGATGCGGCCCGTCTGAGCGATGATGTGCCGCACCGACAGGACCCGCATCGTCGTAGTAGGCATGACGATGTACTGCTTGTCTGTCGCCCGGTTCATCACTTCCGACGTCGTGGACGGCAACGACGAGTTCATCAGCGACTTGAACGAACGCTGGATGTAGTCGCCTATCAGAGAGCGGGGCCAGGGCGGGTTGATTAGCGTCACGGTGCCAGTCGAATGACCGGCCGTTGCTGTTGTCCCGGCGTAACCCCGGGCAACTGTAAAGACCGGCGTAGAAGCGTCGCTCTTAGCTGTGACTAAACACAGCTCGTCGCCGAACTCGACCACATCAGTGGTCTGCAACCGGGCACCGTCCGAAACGGTTAGTTGGTTGTCTGAGGCGTCAGCGAGCGCATCTGCACCAACAGTCACCTGGTGAGGGCGTTCAGCAGTCTGGTGCAACGCAGCCAGAGTGTCTTCAATCAGCCCGCCGAGGGTTACCGTCGTCGTAGTTGCCATCTCACCACCCCACCCTAGACCTGTTACCTCATCCGCCGGCCCCGGTAGGGCTTCGCCCGGTACCGGTCAACAGCCAGGAAGTCCAGTTTGCGGGCCAAAGACCCGTATGGGCCCATAACGGCGATGTAAACGGTCGCCACGTCGGCGACCACCGTGAACCTGTCACCACCGATGTCATCGTCGAGGCCGGCGGCGGTGTCGTCGGCAGCCAAAGCGATCCCGGGGTTGCTGTCAGTGCCGGCACCCACGTCAGTGGACGTGACGGCGATCCCGGCAGCTTCCAGGGCTGAGACCAGGTCCGACACGTTCAGCGTGGCGGTCAGGACCGGTGTGCCGTCGACCATGACCGCTACGTCCGACAGGGTCTGGCTGATGTTGGCCCACTCACCGGGCGGCGTGTACCACGACGAGCTGGTGTACACGCCGTCTTGTAGGTAGTTGGCGCCCCCATCGGCACCACGGGCCGTGTCCGAGGAGTACAGGGCAGTCCCCTGGGCCGCCGTTTCGGTCACGACGCCGAACACGTCAGCGACCAGTTGGGCGATGCTTGCCATGCCCTCTACGGCCACCATGGCCTCGCCGGCCAAAGCCACGACACCGATGCCATGGGCATCGACCCCAGAGCCTGCATCAACTAGAGCGATCGTTGCTGACAGAACGGCGGCATCGGTCACTGTGCCTGAATCGGCCCCGAACACGAAGTCGAGACCTGTGTACGGCATGGCGTTCCGGTAAGCCGACGGAGAGGTGTACGTCCGTGACGGGGGCGGCACCACCCCGCTGTACCTGGTGCGGTGCAGGTAAGCGACTGCCGTCGAATAGGCGGTCATTAGACGGCCTCGAGGCCGGCAACCCGGTCAGCCAGAGCGTGCAGCTCGTCTGCTATCGACGGCGCCAACTGTTCAGCCTCGGCGGTCTCCTTGTCGGCCTCCTCCTTCTCAGCGATCATCCTGGCGATGGCGTCCCAGTCGATTGCCGGATCAGCAACATCAGTGCCAAGGTTCTCCAACCTGTAGTCGGACACCTCCCACCCCATGTTCTCAGGGGCCAGAGCCGGCCCGCCGTAATAGGCGTCAAGCCACGCCCATGTGACAGCGGTCTTGTCCGTAACAACCAGGTTGTGGCGAACCCAGTCGCCGCCATCCACCCGGGCACGGATAAAGCCTTCGTCGAAGTCAGCTTCGCACTCGAAGAGGACCGGGTCGCCGCCTACCTGGACCTGACCGACCTTGATCGAATCGCCCCACTTAGGCTTCTGACCCAAATGGTAGACGTACATGCCGATAGGCATAAAGCCATCCTTGGTCTTGCCAAACCAAGTGCGGAACGAGAAACCGTCAGGGGCGGGCCGCCTGTTGCCATGCCCGTAGGATTGGCCTCTGGCGTTCTTGTACCGCAGATCGGCAAACCCCAGCGTCTTCCCCGTACTGTGGGAATCCCAACCGGGTAGCACACGCAACATGTAGGAACACCGCACATGGCGACACGGGAGGACTTCCCGGTACAGCGAAGTGCCGTAATGGGAACCTTTGCGAAACATGATCCGTAAGCCCTGTACGCCGGAGGCGTTGTGGGCTTTACCCGACCAGGCTGACTGCCAGTCGTCGCCGTCGAAGGTTTCGTGTACGAGGACGCCCATCTAGCCGAGCCCGGCGTCAGGCACCTCAATCCAAGAGGCCGTTTCTGCGTCCCAGTAGTAGAACGGTGCTTCATCCTCAACACCGGGATACGGCACATTCGGATGGGAAACCCACCCTTCTGGCATCGACCATCCATGGTCGTCGTCCCAGACGGAACCCTCCCACGGGGCGTCCGGTTTCCCAGTCCAAGCAACCGCTTCCTCATCCCACCGCCATGCCATGCCGGGGCGGGGTACGGGTGGTTCCCAATGCAGCGTGTCGTCGTTGAGCACATACGACGGATTAGAGGGGGGCGGAAAGAGGCAGTAGAAAACATTCCGCTCCTCCTCATAAATGAAGCCCGGACCAGCGAAGATGTGACGGAAGGTGTTGTTGTAGGAAGTCTGCTTCCACGGTCCCGAACCAGGCTCAATGGTTTCCAGAAACGCTGCCCCTACGGCTTCTGATTCCTCACCGTCACCGTCTAGGCAGTCTTCGTTAGCGACGATCAGCACCCGGAGGACATGATTGTTTTCGTCCAGTTCAGCGAAGTGGGCCATTAGGTGTGCAACCTGATGTAGACGGACCCGGAGCCACCGTTGCCATAGAGGACGTACCCCTGAGCGGACGGAGATCCCCCACCGCCGGTGTACATCTGCCCGTGGTAGACCCGGTCCGAGTTGGCGGGCTGCCAAGGCACATACCCGCTCGGAGAACAGAACCCGCCGTAACCCTGCCTGTAGCCGACCATCACGCTGTCTGCACCACCGTGCGATCCGTAACCGCCCTGACCCCGGTTGCAGGAGCCCGTCGACGTGATGCCGAAGGCGTTGCCACCCCCACCGCCGCCGATCCCCTCGAGCATCAAGAACCCGCCGGCGTAAGCGCCCTGACCGCTGTTGACGTTCCCGAACCCCTCATCAGCCGTGAACGCATACGACGCCCCGCCGGCGCCGCCATAACCGTAAGTGCCGCTGCCGAAGGTGAAGGCATTGGCACCGTTGCCGCCCTTACCGGGGGGCGTAGCGTTGTAAGCCACTCCGCCACCGCCACCGCCACCGCCGCCGGCGCCACCTGTCGACCAGTTGCCGACCGCCTCGCCGGTACCGCCATCGCCACCTACCTGACTACCCGTACCGGTGGTACCAACAGTCCCGGCGAGGTTGTTAGCACTTCCCGCCCCGCCATAGCCGCCCGAACCAGCGCCTCCTCCAGATGCGCTCCCGTAGTTGGAGAAACGCCCCGGCCCTGCTGTGACTGTGCCCCAAGAACTACCGTTCCAATAAAGATTGGTAACGGTCGTCGCCGTGCCGACCGTGTAGGTTCCCGAGCCGCCAGCGCCAAGAGAGATATTCATCGTGTGGCCTGAACCAACGGGGAAGTTCGTGATCTCCTTGGCCCAATACACGGCGCCACCACCGCCCCCGCCCCCGGCGGCCCAAGCGTTGTACGAACCGCCACCGCCGCCCACAGCCCAAACGCTTATCGGCGCACTGTCCGGGTTGGATGAAACGTAGAACGATCCGCCTCCACGAAACTGGTACAGGATGTAGCCGTTCTGGGTGCCGGCGTAATACAAAGTGGCGGTACCGGAGTACGAGATGGATGCAGCCGCAACCGTGGACTTGGCTACAGCGGCGGTCGGTGGCCCCATGCCGCTGGCGCTGATCCCGGCAACCTGAAAACTGTACGACTGCGAGGTCGTTAGCCCTGTCGCCGTGTAGGTCACGGCCTGCGAACCCGTGTCTGCGACGAGAACCGACCCGTCCTTGATTATCTGATAACCGGTGATACCGCCAGCGTGGTCGGCGGGTGAAGACCAAGTCAGTTTGAGTTGCGAGGACGCCACACCGGGCAACGACACACCTAAGTTCAGAGGTACCGTCGGGCCACCGCCCGCACTAGAAGCAACGGCCCCGTGGAAGTACGGACGGACCATTAGGCCAAGGCGCCAAACAGGGACCAGGTGTCAGTGGCACTTTTGACCATCGTGGCGGCAGCCCATTGACCGTCCACCTTTTTCTTCGAGTCTTTCGACTGGATCGTCACACCAGACCCTTCCGCCAGGGTGCAGTCGGCGGTTCCTAGATTCTGAATGAGGAGCTGCGTGCCCACCACGAAAGGCACCGACGAGTTCGGCGGCACCGTGAACGTCTGCGCCGAACTGTTCGATGAAGTAATAAACTTCCCAGCGTCACCGATAACAAAGGTGTAGGTCGTGCCGGTCTGGGCGTTGATTTGGAGAGGGGCCACCAAGCCGCCCGAAACGGTCAGAGAGGTAAGCGTGCCGACCGAAGTGATCGCTGTCTGGGCGGCACCGGTAACGGTGGCTGCCGTGCCTGAAGTGTTCTGGTTCCCTGCCGAGTTGACACCTGGGAGGGTGATGGCCGCAGTGCCGTCGAACGACACCCCACCAATGTCCCGGGCTGTTGCCAGGGCAGTCGCCGTAGCAGCATTACCTGTGGTGCTGGCCGACGTCCCAGAAGCGTTACCAGTCACGTTGCCGGTCAGAGGACCAGCAAACCCGGTGGCCGTCAGGACCCCGGTGCCGGCATTGTAGGTAGCCCCACCGTCGGTCTTCGGAGCGAGATCGCCGGTGGCGTCCTCGAACAGAGCTACCGAACAGGTTGTGTCGGTCGTGTCAGCGACCGTGATAGCGGTCGGTGTCGACGTCGGGGCAGCCGCCCACTCGGTGTCGCCGTCCGCCTGCTTTACCAGAACATGGTTAGTTGAAGCGGTAGCGGCGGTTGTAGCTCCGACACCCAGCTTCGTTTCCAGGGCGATAAGCGCCTCGGAAGCGTTCTGGTGGACGGTGTGGTGCTCGTACCCGGCGTCGTCCATCTCCGTCGTCGCCGAAGGCGACGGCTGCTGAGTGGCGGTGTCGAGCGCCCCTGGGTAGCTGGACGCCATGTCAGGATACCGTGATTGTCACAGTGAGGGTCCAGGAAGACCCGGAGCCCTTCGTCCCCAATGAGGCGACCTTCCTGTTGAGGTTCTTGGAGCTGCCTGAGTTGCCGTTGGCGACCGTCCACTCCTGCCATGCGAAGTTGCCTTCGGTGGAACCCCAAATGGCCCGCCACGTCACCGTCTGAGCGACGACCGTCGGGTATCCTGCCTCCATCGCCTGATAGTCCTTGTTTGACCCGGCGAGGTCGATGTCGCCTACGGCAGCCGCAGTGGTGCCGTCACCGACACCGATGTAACTGCCGGTGCCGAACACTGTCTCCGCCCCGGTTCCGGTCAGCAGATTCAGCAGCACGAGGATGCCCTCGTTCACGAGGAGATTGTCTGGGACCTCGACCACCTCGTCGGGTGGGAGCCCAGCGGCATGGGTGGAAGCGGAATGCCACTTCTCGACCGAGGCCAGTACCTGCCACGTCTTCGAGTCCATGCTGTCGTTAGACATTTATGCCTTTCCACGGGCCGACGGCGGCCGGGCCCGAAGGCCCGACCGTCGCTAGCCGGGAGGACCGCTAGTCGCCTGCGGTTGTTCCGTCCGTCTTCCGGTCGTGAGGCTGACGCACCTTGATGGTGACGCCGCAAGCACCGGAGCCGGAGTGATCCATGTCCGCTCGCATGTACGGCTTGTACACGCTGGCGTGAAGGACCCGGGTCTCGTTGTCGTCGGCACCCGTGAGGGTGGCGAATCGACCGTAAGACACGGTGTTGGTGCCCGAGCTGTCGTCGGCGCCCTGAATCTCGACGTCGAAGCCGGTAACACCAGCAGCGATCGTTCCGAGTTCCATGATCACCTGGACATCGCAGGGGCGGTCGACCTGGACCCAGGAACCGGTTTCGTCTGCAGAGACGTCGCCGGTTGCCTTGAGTACAGGTGCTAGAGCGTCCCGGATAAGTGTCCCGGGACCTGTGGTTCGTGTTGCCTGTGCCATGTCTGTCTCCTATTCCTGTGCGCCGACGAGTCGGGCGACTGAGAAGCTGTTGGAGACAACGACGCCTGGGTAGACCTCGACTCGGCCCAGGTGCCCGGGGGCAGCCTCGGTCTCGCCAAAGTCCTTCACGTCGAATGACCCGCCAAGGCCAAGGATCCCATACACGTTCTCGTCCGTGCCGAATGCGATGGCGTAGATCGAAGTGTTGATGGAAGTGTTTCCCTGGACCTGGACCTGTGAAAGGATGGGGTTGCCGTCCTTGTCATCGCCGACGATTCGGATCGGAACACCGTTGTAAGTGTTGACCTGGCGGCCAAACACGTCGGTGCCGACGTCGATGAGGCTGATACCCGAATAGGTCGAACGGGCAAGCCCGTTGATCTTCCGTCGCATCTGCCGGTTCATCAGCAACGCATCCGGTGCCGACTGCGAACGCAGCGCATCGAATGACTGGTCGAGCATGTCCAACGTCAGGGCGGCACCGTTGGTGCCGGCTGACTGGCTCTGCCCGAGGCCGTCGTCGATCAGGGCGTTGATTCCCTTGAAGTCCTTGGCGGTACCAGTACCGTCAAAGAAGTACTTGTCGAACACCCGGCTCATTGCCTTGGCGAACTTTGAGTACTGGCGAGCCTTCGCACTGACCTGGTCAGCCTGGACT